GCATTAGTGTAATCTGCAAGTTCATCATATCCCTTTGCAAGAACACCTTCGACTTTATCAATTGCAATAGTATTTAAGAAGTCACAAATTTTTCCTCGTGGTGTATCTTCGGGAAACACTTTTGACACTAGGTCATCAAAAGTGATGTAGACTGAATCGGTATCCATTGCAATCACATAGTCTTTGTCTTCTGTTGAAAGGACTTTATTCATCCATGTGTTGATAGATTTCTCTGCAGTCTTAATAATCAACTGACCCGACATAGTAATTGCTTCTGCAAGGTTAGGGTCAAAGAATGCAAAGTATTGATTTGCAAGAGCTCCATATGCAGAGTTAAGTGCAATCTTACGAACCTGTTGATTGTTATATGCACGTTTGATAAGTGTATCAAGTTCCCTATTACGTTTTGGGTCATCACATGATTCTTTCTCAATCTGATACTCAATCATCTTCTTCTTCCACAGTTTTCTTTCCTCATAGAAAGTCTCCATGAGTTCGGGAAGGAATCCTTGTTTGTCTCTTGTGAACATTACTCCGTTAGGTGTTACAGTTCTGTTTGATTGTTTGAGTGATGAAAGGTCTACGTCACCATCCAACATCTTCTGAACATTAACATCCATTCTCTGACCACCCTTAATCATTTTCTCGGGTGAGATATTGTGTTGCATAATGATATGGGGATAGAGTGAGTTCAAGTCAAATGACATAACCCAGTTGTGTCTACCTACTAATGGTTCTTTGACATATGCACCAACAATAGAATGTTGTTTACTTCTATCCAACTTCTGAGGTGGTGTTTGTATGTTCTGTTCTTTGAGGAAGTTGTAGATGATTGTTTCCCAGTACTTAACCATACCAAAGGTATCTGCAAAGTTACACTTTGCATTGTAAGCCATTGAGTATGTGAGTTCTAGTAACCCCATCTTATCTTCTAAGTCTTCTACAAGTGTCACATCTTTGACATTGTATTCTAAGAATAGTGGATAGTTCTCTTTGTAAAGGGTATGTAATGAACCATATTGTGAATAATCAATCTTTGCTTTATCTAATTCAACATGTGCAATGTGATTAAGTGAGTATGATTCTTGGTTTACGAATGTATGTTTCTTGTACAGTTCCATATAGTCAAGAATATTGATACCATAGAGATTAAACACCATGACCTTTTGACCATAGTTATTTGTGTAGTCTCTTACATCAGACATATTCCAAGGTGAGAACTTCTTATGGTGTCCTTCACCGAATAGTTTATCTACACGATTACAAAGATACGTCATGTCAAATGCATCAACATTCCATCCTGTAACAATGTCAAAAGATTCCTTTCTCCAGTACTTAATGAACTCAGTTAGTAGTTGTGCTTCATCAACACATTCATAATAATGAACATTTGCAGGTGCATCCCAAGGGCCGATACCAAAGGTATGTGCCATATGTCTGAATGGTTTGATGGTGATTGCATTTACTTTCTCTTCTGCAAGTGTAGGTTCGGGGAATCCGTTCTCCGACTCACACTCGATGTCAAGTGTTGCAACCTTGATTTTCATTGGGTCGTATTTGATTTCACCCTGAAACTTATCAGCTATGTAAGTATAAACATACTTATCATAACCGTGAATCTCAAAGTTATCTACTTGACTGTATTGTTCTCGGAACTTTCTTGCACCACCCATGGTGTCAAGATTAACAACATCAAGTGGTTTACCATCTAAAGAACGATAAGGAGAATCCTTTTTCTTAGAGGTTACGAAGTGGTTAGGACGATAAGCAACAGATAACTTCACCTGTTTCTTACCTTGGTAACCTTTTACTAGAATTTTGTCTCTAGTTCGACATACGTTTGTATAGAAATCCATGTAGTTATTATACTACAGTTGGTCTTATTCTACAAGTGTTTTTCTTGAGGGATGTCGTAATTCTTTTACTGATTTGAGTTTGTCTTGTGCATCTGCAAGTTGACCAACTAGTTCATCTACTGCAGAGACAACATCGGGATGTTCTCCTATACCTGCTGGGTTTGATTGATAAACTGAGATGTTTGCAGTGTGTACTGCAATGTCACCTTCGTATTTCTTTACTAATGCACCTAATATATCTGCCATTATTTATTTCCTGTTGCAATCTTGTAATTTGTCTCTAGATTGGGTCTAACCTTAAAGGTTGTAATTATCTGAGATTTAGGTATCACAAAATTATATTCTCTTGCATATGGTAACCATGGTGCAAGGTTAACTTCCATTTTTCCGTCATCAACCATGACAACACAAAGTTGAGCTTCTTCAATACTAATAGAGTTTGATAAAGTAGAAGAAGTAACCTTTCCTAAGATAACTTCCCCACCAAGTAACTTTACAGCTTTGATTTCACTAGGCACAGTTTCGTACCTGTTCTTGTAGTTCTACTGAACGTCTACCAACTTGTCCGAACCACTTAGAGTCTTCCATTTCTACTGCAACCTTTTCCCAGTCTGCAGATACAACACCTTTCCACATGTTGTTAAATTTACCGAAACGACCTCCACCTAAGTTGAATGTCATGTTGACTAGAACGTGTTGAATGTCTTCGGGAAGGTCATAGAAATTCTCTCCACCTTTTGATTCGAATACATGAATTGCTTCATCGACATGTTTGTCGAAGTCATCTTCATAGTATGCATCTACAGTTTCTTGACTCACTGGAGTTCCAGCGGGTTGTCCGTGTTCTGCATCACCTTCTTTGATAAGATGTCCAACACCTAGTGTTAAGTATCCTAGTGAATCTGCATAGACTTCTAGTACTTCACCTTCGTGACGTTTGATTTGTTCTTTAAGTATCTCTTTGTTCATTCTCTTTCCTTATTTGTTCTTGCATGACTTCTACTAGAATGTCACCCATTAATGTATTTAACTCACTGTTATTTAGTAATTCTTCAAAGTTGATTTCACTGTTCTCCATCCCTTTTGGGAATCTTCTTATGGTTCTTTTGAAATTAATTTCGGGTGTACCATCTTTGAATTGAACCTTTCCATATTGATAAACCAGTCCGTCCCATTCTCCACCAGTTAACTCAATCCCTGCATTTTCATCATGAGGATTCTCAACTACTCTGTACACTTTGTTCTCAAATAATTCTGTCATACGAAAAACTCATCTAGTTGTCCTTGTCTTACTTTTAAGAATAGGTCTTTGTCTTCTTTTGCAAAGTACCAAACATTTTCCATGTAATACTTCTTCATGAAATCCTGCATAGCTGTTCTATCAATACCTTCCTTGTCTGACACTTGATTGTCATCACTATCACCTTTTACGTCTGTCCACTTGTCTAGAAACTTAGTAGATGATTGTGGTCTTTGCATAATTCTCATTCCCAGTTGACCTTTAAAATGGGGTCTTAGTAAGTCACACACTTCATCACATGAAGGGTATGTTTTACCTTTAATTGTTGGGTTCATAATGTTTAATAACATATGACCTGTATCAGATAATGAATCAAAAGTCTTCTGACTTACTGGAAGGAAGAAATCATCTCTCCACTTCTCATACTCATTGAACTTGAACCATGATTGGTCTTCCTCGTGTTCTCCACCCTTGTTATATATCTCTGTCGAGAAATAAGGTGGTGAAGTGAATGCACAGTCAATTGGTGGTAGTGAATCATAGTCTAAATCTTCTGCACCACATCTATGTATTTCAACAATCTTTGAACCAACAGATTTAAAGTAGTTTTCTGATTCAGTAATTACTGGTGCATTACCTGTAAGAATTGTTTCATAAGATATACATTGTTTCTTATAGTTTACAAATGTGTTCGGATTTGGGTCTGTACCTATGTAATGAGTTGTTCTCTTACTTGCATAGAAACCACAAAGTCTATCTCCCCATCCACATGAAGTATCTAATACAGTTTTTGCATCAGTCATTTCATAGAAACATTTTGCAACTACTGGTTTGAACTGTGTTGCAATATAGGCACCAAGTCTGAATGCAGTTCTATATGCATCTTCATCTAGTTTACCACCGACAAGTTTTATAACTTCATTACCATCTACGTCTGTAGATATTTCTTTAGTAATGTCATTGACACCTCTCCATATTGCACCAAGAGCCGATTTCAATTGTTTTGCATTTGAATCTCGGAATGCATTCAATGGTGCTTTATGACCATATGAATCACAAGACAATCTTAAGTCTTGCATAAAGTAATCACTTGCATCATTAAATGAAGGGGGTGCATTGACCATTCCTAATCCAAATTCTGAGTATGGGTATTTGTAATTATCGTATTTTTCTACGACTTCCTGTTCTAACTGTTCGTTAGGTTTTACGAATCTCCACACATCGTCCTCTAGAAGTCTAATGAAAGTATCTTTCATCTTACCATAGGAAATGGGTTTTAATGGGAAAGGTGGTCTTTCCTGTTCAATGTATTTTGCAACTTGTTCACGGAATTCTTCCCGACCATATTTTTCAGTAAGGTCTTCAAACTGTTTACCTGTAATAATAGGTAAGCCATCGTGATTTGCACTTTGTTTAATTATTTCATAGAGTTCAGACATGCTTCTATTATACAACAATGAAGCATGTCTGAATAGGGGTTTTTTAAGAAATTTTGATTTCTTGGGGTTTATCTTCTTCGGGTACAATCCTTTCCAAAGATACACTCAAAATACCATTCTTCATATCTGCACCTTTAACGATTATATCGTCTGCAAGTGTGAATGTTCTTTTGAATGAACGAGATGCAAGTCCTCTATGGACATACTCAAGGTTTTCCCCTTCCTTCTGTTTACCTTCGATATTAAGAACCTCTTTCTCTTTTGAGATTGTGATGTCTTTCTTATCAAATCCAGCTAATGCAAGTTCGATACTGAAGTTCTCTGCATCGTGTTTTACAATATTGTAAGGTGGATAGTTTGTATTAGTCGGTGACTGATTGGCACGTTCTAATAGTTGAAGAGTTCTGTCGAACCCGATTGCGAATGGGAATGATTTCCCGAAATTGAAGACATCGAAGTCTCCGAGCTGTCTGCTTGTCATAGTTTTCTCCTTTATTAAGCAAGTTATGTTATGTAACCTCTAATGAGCATTACAATGGTATTTATAACACCATAGTACTATTATATAGACTTTTTCTAAAATTTCAAGGGGTTTTATGAAGTTTTCGTACTTCTTTTCGTTTTCCGTTATCAAACAATGGTGCATAGACCTTGACTGGTATTTCTTTACCCTTTACTGTTATCTCATCAACCAATGA